ACCAGCTGGAGGAAATATGAGTGAAGCAATAAGCTTTTGCAATGAGCTTTGGGAACTTGATGCAACTCCTGCTGATGTTATCTGTGCTGATGGGAAGCGATATACGCTATCTGCTGCGTTGGATGTGTTTAGTCGGAGGGTTGTTATCGTGGTCGAAGAGACATCAAATTATACGACTCTTGCGAAAGTCTTAAGAAAAGGGATAAAAAGATTTGGTGTTCCTGTGGCTGTAAAAACCGATAATGGGAAAGACTATACGAGCAATAACTTCGCTTTTGCGTGTAGCAGACTTCGTATCAATCAACTTTTAACACCGCCTTTTAGTGGATATGCAAAACCTCATGTGGAGCGATTTTTTAAGACTTTGAGTCATGAACTTTTTGAAGAGCTTGACGGATATATCGGTCATAATGTGGCTGATAGAGGAGCATTACAATCTCAAAAGATGTTTTCACATAAGCTTGAGAGCATCGCACAGTGGAGAGAACGATATAAAAATGGCGATGAGTTTGCTGGACGATTTGCATTAAAAAAAGAGAATCATGGTGTGGATGTTGGTGTGCCTTTGAGCGTTGATGAGCTTAGGATGTGGATAGATAAGTGGATAGAGGTTTATGAGAGTCGTACACATAGTGGAATAAAAACCTCACCGATGGCAAAATGGAAAAGTGATACGCAACCTGTAAAAACGGTGAGTGATGAGAGGATGCTTGATATCTTGCTTGGATTTTCTATTAAAAGAACTATCCGCAAAAAGGGCGTAGAGTGGAACGGTGTTATTTACTTTCATGAAGAGATGGCGGATAAAGTTGGTAGTGAAGTTTGGCTACTAAGTGATGATGATATGGGTAAGGTTTATGTTTATGACATAGAGATGAATTATCTATTCACTGCGTTGAATCCTGAATATCACAATGTCTCACGAAGTCACATTTTGAATTCAACGAAAAAGTGGACAAAGTTATTATCAAAAACCATTAAAGGGCTTGATGAACTACGAGCAGAAGCACCAGATAGAATGAAGAGTTTGCTTGAGATAGAAGATAGTAAACCTAAAAATAACACGCAAGTAGTCGAGATACTCGAACAAATCAGAGAAAAAACAGAGCAAGAAGAGACAAAAGAGAGTGTTGAGGCTAAGGTTACACTCAATGGTCGTCCTATCTTCAAAAAGTTCTATGATAGGTTTTTGTGGGATTTGGAAAATAATATGGTGGATATAGGCACGAATAATTTGGCTGAAAAGTATCCTGTGATTTGGGAAATGGCAGAAAAAGAGCATAAGAGGAGAGCATAATGAATATGACTAAATTTATAGAGACTGAAAACTTTATGGGTATGAATGAGGCGATATCAAAATTGATTGCTTCGCATGGTAACCCTGAAAGAATGGGATTAGCTTATGGAAATTTTGGGCTTGGGAAGACTTTTTCACTTGAAAAGTTAACTGATAGATATGATGCTGTACTACTTAGAGCTAGAGAGACTTGGAGTGTAACTACTGCATTACAAGCACTAGGTGAGGCTATTGGGATAATTTATACGAATAGAGCTAACGATATGCTTAATCGAATCGTGGAAGAACTTATCAAGGAACCTAGAGTGATAATCATAGATGAGGCAGATAAGCTTTTGGGTGATAGGTTTCGAGTCCTTGAAGCGTTTAGAGATATTCATGACATGGGAAATGTTGCTTTTCTTTTGGTTGGGATGGAAAGCTTCAATAATAGACTTAAAAATCATAGACATTTTCATAGTAGAATCATAGATTTTACTCATTTCAAAGAAATATCAATTGAGGATATGGAAAAGATTTGTAAATTGAGCGACCTGAAGATTGAAAGCGACTTGGTAGAGTATTTTGTGAAAAGATATCCAAATATTCGACAGGTAAAGAATCTAATACTTAAGATGGAGCAAGAGTGGTCACTTTCTGATTGGGGTATTGCTGACTTGAAAAACTTTAAGAGAGCAGGAGTTGAGAATGGAACAAAATAAGAGACGAAAAGGGAAGCGACAAAGGATTTGGGAGTATATGAGACGAAATAGAGCTTTTGAGATTAGCGATATTATGAAGATTTTTGAAGTAAAGCTTCCAGCATTAAGAGCCTATATAAAAGGGCTTTTGAGTGAAAAATACATCAAGAGAATAGAACGAAGAGAGAAGTTTTTGAATCAACGATTTGTACTAATAAACGATATTGGTCTATTTGCTCCTGTAGTGGGAGTAAAGCAATGAAGATACGAGTTTATGGGACTAAGAATAGGTTCGGATTCGTGTTAAATATCGGCTCAATTGACACATTTAAAAGAGTGATAGAAATATATGAACGATGGGAGTATGTGTAATGTGGATAGTTGTGATAGGTTTTATGGTTTGGAGTGCGATGTTATTGACTAGAAAGAGAAAAAGAGGTTACAAAGAGGACTCTTTGATTTCATTTGAGGGTGGGAAGATAGGGTTATACCGTAAACGATTATCGGAGATTTATTATGAGTAGAATCACAGTATTTAAGGGAAATGAAAAGATGAGCTATATGGACATAGCTATGGATTTGAATAAAAGTGTTGCTTATATCCAAAGTTCCATCTATAAGTTTTTGGCAAAAAAAGAGGTATCAAAGGATATGCAAGAGTATCTTTCTAGCTTGAAAATAGTTGACGAAAAAGTGGAGCTAACACAAGAGGAAAGAAAGCGTAAGAAGCAAGATATTGAGAATGCAAAGGCTAGAGCAAGACGAAGATTTGCACGAGAGTGTAGGTTTGTTAAAACTCAAGTGAGCATAGAGAATCAAAAGCAAAAACAAGAGGAGAAAAGACAAAATAAAGCGATATTAGGAAATAGAGTAAAAGAGATAGAGCGACAACTCAAAAAAAAATATACACATACTCTGACACCTCAAGAGGTAATGTTCGAATGTCAAATTGATGGGCGTGAGCTAGGAAGAATATACATGACAAATAAACTTCCTGACTACTCTATCTCCTCTGTGGCACAATATTATGTGAAATATATAGAGGTTGAGTAGATGAGACAAAGAGCTAAAAAGAAAAAAACAAAGCAACAGAAGATATGGAATTATATAAGAAGAAATAGATTTTTTGTTGGTGGTGAGCTTTTGGGCATCTTTGAAAATCCACTTTTAATAAGACCATTTATTAATGCTTTGGTAAAGGCTGGGTATGTGGAGAGACAAGACGATGAACGAGAGTTTGTAGATAGAGTGTTTAAGTTAAAGGTGGATACTGGGATGTTTTGCCCTACCCTTACAAAGGGAAAATGTTTTGATTTTAATCTAAAAAAGGAGTTGATATGATGGGAGTTTTTAGGATAGTTGGATGGGTGGTTGTTAAGTTTGATACGCTTGAGAAAGTGGCATATTTTGAAAAGTATGAGATGGCAAAGGCTTATGCTAGAGGTGGTTTATTTAAGGTTGTTGCTCTTCCTAGAATGAGCAAATGAAAGATTCTTAGAGTCCATAAGCAATGGACTCAATAGAGTGTTTTCACTCAAAAAAAACTTTCAGGAGATAGAGATGGCAAATGATACAACAGTTGAAGCAATAGCGAAAGCTTTAGGGCTTAGTGTAGAGGACTTGATGGCAAAAGTTGAAAAAAAAGAGACACATAAAACTTGGATAAATAAGTTTGGGGCGGAAGTTCCTGAGGGAATGGTTACTCGTGATGATAAGCTAAGGGATGAGGTTGTAAATAAAATCATCAATAAGGCTAGAAAAGGAGAGAGATTGATTGCGAAATTTAAAGAGTCTGTTTACGGTGACATAGAAGAGTATATGAAGCGACTAAGAACAGAGTGTGGGCTTGATGCGATGAAAGACTCTCGAAAAGGAAATGTTGCTTTGATGAGTTTTAATGGAAAAAGAAAGGTTCAGATACGAATACAAGAGAGCATACAATTTAATGAAAAGCTTACACTTGCGAAAGAAAAGATAGATTTATATCTTAATGAGATAACAAGTGAAGCAAACGATGAAATTAAGTTTTTTATAAAAAGTGTATTTGACGATAAAAATGACAATATTGATGTAAAAAGAGTTATAGGTCTTAAAAAATTAGCAATTAAGCACCCTTTATTTATTGATGCGATGAAGTTGGTTGATGAAGCTACTGAAGTGGGTGGTTCAAAGCAATATATACAATTTTATGAAAAACAAGGGGCTGAGGATAAGTGGGAGTCAATCCTGCTTAATTTTTCAAAATGAACCTGTTTGAAGAGGGTAGTAAGGCAGACGCAAAACTAAAACAGGTCAATGCAATAACTCTTCTTGCTGATGCTTTGGGTGATAAACTCAAGGCTCATTTTTCTTATGGTTCATTGGTTGGTGATACTCTTATATTTCATTTTAATCACGCTGGAGCATCGTTTATGTTTGGGCAACAAAAAGAGCGAATAGTTGAGAGGATGAGAGAGATATACAAAGCCAACAATTTAAGAGGGTTGTTGGTTTTTAAAAAGGTGGAATCTAAGGCAATTTTGATAGTAAAAGAGAAGATTGAAGCTGAGAAAGAGATTGAGTTGGCTACGGGAAATTTTGATATAGGTGATAATGTTGATATTGAGATTCGAAGACTTTTTGAGCAAATTAGAAAGAGTATACAAAAAAATAGGGGAAAATAATGTTTGATTGGGAAGATGGAATAGTTTTAAGAGCAGAGGATTTTGTTACAAAACAGAGGATTGCATATATTGATAACTTTATATACTCTAATGCTATAACCCTTATCTATTCTGCTCCTAAACAAGGTAAGACATGGCTTAGTTATGGGATAGCAAAGATTATAAGTAAGCATAAAGATGTAAAAGAGGTATTTTATTTTGATATGGATAATCCTATTGAGGAGCTGAAAGAGAGAGGAATAAATGAGTCATTTACACAACTACCTAAGATAAAATATATCGTAAAATCAAAGCTCAAAACAACACCTCTCGGGCAACTTAAAAGAATCGCTCATGGTGCTAGTGCTAAGGCTTACGAAAATTATATATTTTTCCTTGACACTACAAAAGATTTTGTAAATATGTATGCTACTGCTCAAGCTGAAGAGTTTATGAATTATGCGAAAGATATACGAGACGCTGGAGGTACTATAATCATACTTCATCATGCTACTAAAAGTGGTTCAACCATTAGTGGTGATGCTGTATTTATAAATTCTCCTGATACTGTTTATGAACTTAAACAACTCAAGAAAGAAAATAGCACTTTGAGCTACTCACTTAATGCAACCCATGCGAGAGGTAAGGCTATGGATATCACTTGCAAGATAAACACAAAGACACTTGAGCTAGAGTTAGATAGAGGCGAATTTGGTGGAATGAGTGACGAAGAGATACTTTTTGTTCAGTCTATAATTGGGACTTTAAAGGAGAATGAGGATGGAATCAATCGGAGTAATCTACTTGAATCAATAGGCAAAAGAAGAGATGATAAAGGCTCTTTTAAACTGCTTGAGAGGTTTACAGATAAGTTTTGGATAATCAAAACTGTTAGAAATCAAAAGGTTTTCAAGGTGATAGAATAATGGATAGATATAAAAAAGCAATAATAAAAGGCATTTATCTAGCAAGACGCTTTAGAAAAGAGTTTAAGTGTAAAAATAAGTTGAGGGCTTTTTTTTGCACTAATGATTTTATGAGTTTTGAGATAGAAACACTTGAGAGCATATCTGACTTTATGCACTATCGAATTGATGATATATCACATTTGATTCTAATCGATGAGCAACAAAAAAGCATTATTTTAAGTCTTTGGAAAGATAGTCACAGAAAATTGATGAGACTTATAAATACGATTACAAGAGAGAAACATATAAACCTTGATAGACTAAGCAAGAGACAAGCGATGATTATAATAAAGAAATTGGAGGATTTAAATGGATGAATTGATGGTTAGTATAATAGAAGATATAAAAAATCTTCCCCTTGATGGTGTTATACGAAAATGGGGTGGTGTTTCTATCCAAATACCGATATTTAGAGGAGAAGTGAGAAAAAGAGCAATAATAGAATCTTATAGCAATATGGAAGCTACACATTCACAGAAAAATAAATACATAATCTTATCAATGGAGTTTAATGTGTCGCAAAAGTATATAAAAAAGATTATTTCTGCTCATAAGCGAAATGATGACCACAACGACCATAGCGACCACAACCCCTAGCAAATACTATAGAATCGGTATTTAAGTTGTGGTCGCAAAATAAGCACTTCTACCAACTACTAGTAAAATACTCCTTTATAATTTCTATAATCTCACTTTTTGCTACTGGATGAATATCTGCTTCATCTAGTGGTAAAAATGGTCGTGCTTTGATGAGTCCATTGTTTGAACCAAACTGATGAACAGCAGGATAAGGGTAGCCTTTTGCAGTAGCACTTGTCCCAATGGTTGCTGTATCGGTTGTGTTTTTTACATATAGACTATCTTGCAATCCTCCTTCTTTCCATAATTTTTTATCATGCCCTTTTTTTGCTATTGTTTTATCACTCAATCTTGCCCATGGTGTGCCGTCAATACTTCTTTCATCCCTAAAGGCATTTGAGGTTAGATTATACAGATGATTAGCTATTTCAGCCATTAATGGCTTTGTGTCAACCCCATCTTTTATTGCTTTTTTTATCTTAGCCTCAAATACTCTATCATTTATCTTTATCTCAAAAATATCACTCATTCAAGTCCTTTTTGTGTTATAATTATCTTAGAGTAAGTTGATGGCAGTAATTGGTAGTCTGGTATGTTAGTGATAACATAGGATTGTAGGTTCGACCCCTACCTTCTTACTCTATTTTGGCAAACACACCATCTTTTAAGCTCTTCTCTATATCTACTTTATTTATTTTTCCCATTGTGATGATTGCATTTGTTTTTCCAAACTTTTTAACAACATGATTGATGTCAACAACTATCTTATTTATCTTCTCTTTGTCCTCTTTGTCTTCAAAAGTGTAAATAATCGCTTTGAAGTCATCTCTTACATCTACAAAAACATCTTTTGCTTCATCTATAACATCTACTATTTGTCTCATCTCTTCAACTCCAAGAGCTTGATTGTANGCCTCTTTCCGCTGTGGTCGTGCGTGATATAAATCGTTTTTATGTAATAAAATACCCTCATGTTCTAACTTCGTATCTAAGCTTTTTTCTACTTTAGAGAGGAATGTCGATGATAAAATACCAACTTGGATATAATTAATTGGATATTTGACATTGTTTTTAACTATCATCTCATCTATCATCTCATGGAGTTGTTTTCTTGCTACTGCTAGAGTTGCTTTTTTATCAAACTCTTTTAATTTTTCTTTTGCTTTTACTAAAAGCTCTTTATCTTTAAGTTTTGAGATATTGTCTTTATAGAGATTTTTGTTAGTTCCTCTTTTTCCTACATGGTAATTCCAATCTTTTGAGGCTATATTTTCAGGTCTGACAGATACACTTAATCCTTGCTTCTGTATCTCTTTATCGGAGAGTGCTATAACCTTACATTTACACCCCCAAGCGTTTGGTGGATAGTTAGTTTCCCACCAATCGTCATTTCTTGGTAGTATCGTTCCGTGCTTTGCTCTGTGTATCTCTCTTGAGTTCTTAAGCATGGCAGATTGGTACATCCAATTGGTAGAAAAAGGTAATGCCATCATTCGTTCATATCTTGCTACCGCATGAGAGACCCTCATGTTTGTGTGATAAATGGTGCTTAATCTTCTTGCGTTGACATTGATAGTTTTTATCTCTCCTGTTTGAGGATTTAAAGCGTCGATTTTTCCATACCATCCATATTTTTTAAGAGTCGGTGTGATGTTTTTCTTCCACTCCTCGAAACCTATACCCTCTTTTAATGCTTTAGCTAAAGAATCTCTCATATCCTCTAATAGGTCATTTCTCATTATTTTCGCAACTGTAAAGGCTTTATGATGTGCTTCATGCATCATCTCATCATAAAAAAAGGTCTGTTTAAAACCTTTGTCTTGTAGGTAACTTACTGCTTCATTTGGAGTTAATGAAAAAGAGAAATCAGATTTCATCCTTTAGGATTCTCTTCTTCTATCTGTGCATTGCCGTATAGCATAGCGTTTGCTATGTAGTGCGTCAACACTTCTTCTATAAGTCCAGTATCAAGTGTGTCAAAGGCTTGTAACGCTTTTTCTTGTGCATCGTCAAAGTCTTTTGCCTCTTTGAATATTTTTTCTATCTGTTTTAGTAAATCCTCTTCTAGTGCTGTTGTATTTGGTAGATTCTTTTCAATATGGTCTTTTTCAGTGTCTATCGAGTTTTTTAGAGCAAACCTATTTGGGATAATATTTTGAACTTGTACAACACTCTCTAGTTGGATGCTATAAGTTGACTCTATATACTCTTTTGCTGGAGCATACTTGCCACCAGTCATATTAAAAATATTCAAATCTCTTTGAGTTTTAAGAATTAGCAAATCGTCAGGGTCAGATAAGAATACCTCAATGTCTTCTTCTAATCCATTCACTTCTTTTATAGCAGTGAGTGTTTGTGTGATTAGGTCTTGTAAGATATATTCATCTATAAAGGCTATATCTTTTCTGATGTCATCATGAGTACGAGACGAAGCCAAAGAGCCACCTGTAACCTCTCCTGTAAGATTTCCACCGAGTAGCACTTCCCTAATCTGGTCATCGGCATATTTGCTTAATTGGTAGAAGTCTCCTGTTTGTGATGGTGTTTTTAGCTCAACTTCATCTTCATCTTCTATAACTGCAACATCTCCACTAAGCATCGCATAGAGATTTTCCGCCATCTCGTCCTTGTCTCCACTGTTTGTTTTTCCAATAACCCAAGGAGTGCTAAAACGCTCCATATACTCCATCCAAAAAGAGTTTGACGCTTTTTTGAACTTAGAGAGCCAAAAGAGCGTGTTATATAAAGGTCGCCCCAATTGTCTGTTAAACTTTGGCATATAGGTCGCATATATGGCTTTTTGAGGTGTTGTTTCCTCATTTGTCAATAGATATATAAGCTTATTATCTCTAAAGCTAAAATGCCTATAATCCCTCTCTATTGGCATAGGTAACCATAAAGAGCCTTTCTTTTTCCAAATCAGCTCAAACACTCCAAAGCCTTGCAATGGAATATCAAGGGCTTGTTGTCTAAAATTGAAAGAGAAGATAGTGTTTAACTCCATCTTGAGCATCTCATTTTTAGTGTTAATATTTAGCTCTTTTTTTAGTGTTGCAGATTTGCGTATAGATAGAGAAGATATTACTGTAGGGTCATTATCAATCTTTGCAATTTCTTCGTCACTCATCCAATTTGTCATAACAGGTAGGCTTAGAGCCATTGTCATAATCTCGCTTTGTATAGAGCCGAAATCTTTTTTTAGTACGTAAATTCTTCGTTTGCTCATCTATATACCTCTTTTAACTTGTTTTTTAAATCGTGTGCGTTTTTTGCCTTGTTTTTTTGCTAGTTTTGAGATACGCCAAAGACCAGCTAAGCCATCAGCTAAATCATCAAATTCACCCTCTGGAAAATCATCGAGTTCATTGAAAATCTCTGTATGGTCGCCTACAAAAATAATATCTTCTTCATCTATTGGATATTCAAGTGTTGATATTCTCTCTTCTTTAGAGTTGTTCATACTTTTGAAGATAAGCGTACCCTCATCTATATTGTTCTCATAACACATATCTTTATACCACTCTTTGTAAAGAAAGAAACCGCCATTAGTTTCACCACCTATCACATTAAAATTATGTTCTTTTTGAGCCTTATACAAAAAATTTACAGCATCTTTTCCTTTGATTTGCTCTCGTTTGGATAGATAAACATAGAGTTTTCTTTGCTCTTTGTTGACTCCACCTGCGATGATTGCTGTGTAGTCTCCTTCTCCTTTTTTGGAGTTGCCTTTAAAGTCTGTATAAGCTATTTTTAGGTCAATTTTCGGCATTTGGGTAAAAGAGATAACTTTAAACTTTGAAGAGTCAAACGATTGAGATTCTGCATTGGGTTGGTTTTGTTGCTCTTTTTCAAAGGCTTTTTTATTGGTGGCTCTTTTTTGCATCAAAGACTCAAGTCTCACTCCGTCCCATAACAGAATCGCTCCATTGTCCATTTTTTCTTTTTTATTTTGATAAAACTCTTTTGCTTTTTGGAGTCCATATCTTCTAAACAAAAGTGAGTACTCGTCCCATAAATCCATCCTATCAGGATATTTTTCTAATGCCTTAAAAATTTGTGGATTCCAAAATGCTAACTTTAGCTTTCTCGACAAAACGCTATCTCTATGCAAAATCGTACCAATATAGATGATATCAAGTTCATTCTCTACGCTTCCTAAGTTGTCAAGTGTAGAGTCTAGCCACTCTTCGAGTTTGTCTCTTTGTTTTCTACTTCTAACATTTTCATCATTTTCAAGGTCATCAACAATTACCAAGTCAGGACGATAGACACCATGCTTAATTCCTCTAGCTCTTTTTCCACTGCCAAATCCTTTTATTTTGATATTGTTGCTTGAGATAAATTCTCCTATTTTCCAATTTTGGGTCATACCAGTAGCGTTTGTAAAGTCACCAATCAAAGCTTGATTTTCAGTAAGTTCAACTTTCATCGCTTCTATAAGCGTTTCTGTAAGCTCAATAGCATCGGAAAAAAGCGTTAGAAAATGCTTTAAGTCATAGCAGATACAATAGATGGGAAACACCACAGAAACATCGGTACTCTTCCCAAATCCTCTTGGTGCTGCTTTGGCATACTTTTCACCTAAATGCTTTTTCCCTTTTTTGTCTCGTATTTTAATGAAGACTTCTCTTAGAGCTTTTTGAAGTTTAGATTCACTCTTGATGGTATAGTAATGAGGAAAGTATGTTTGTCGAAAGTAGTTAAAATCTTCAAATCCTCTTTTTACTCGTTCCCCTCTCTTGCTTGGGTCAAGTTGTTCAGAAATAGCTAATTGCTGTTTGAGCGATGATGAGAATTCACTAAGCCACCCTAAAAACTCTTTTCGCGTAACTTGCTCCACTTCACCATTAAGCTCTTTAGCGTTCTCTAAAATGCCTTTTAGTTCATCTTTATCAAATAGTGACATTTGCTAATTCTTCTTGGTGGCTTTCTATAATTTCAACGATAATCCCTAAACATTCTTTAGGGATAGAGTCTTTAAGTAAGCTTATCATTTTTTGAATAGTTAATTTAATAATTCCGTGCGTGTAAGCTTCAGGGTTTTCATGAGAGGCTATTTTCCTCATTTTTGAAAAGCTATCTCCTAGCCTTGTAATTGCTTCAATCTTCTCTTTTGTTGTAAGTTCGCTATCTTGTATCTCTGATAATTGTTGGTACATTAGTGATACAAAATCACCATAAATAGTTTTTGAGTCTTTTTGTCCAGCCACAATATATTTAGAGACTCGTTGCATCTCCCAATCATCACCTTTCTCTGAAGCGTTTTTCTTGTAGTTTAAAATCGTTCTTTCGCTTAAGTTTAGGATGTTTGATATTTGCTTTGTTGTATTTGAACTTAGATATAAAGCTCTTGCAATCGATATATTTTTTTCATACAGTGTCATAGAGTCTCTTTTTTCTTAGTTTAAATGCAAAATCGCTACTTTTTTTATCACTTGTTGCCTGACTTAAAGAA